TTTTATTTACAAAATCAAGCTCATCCAATAGATTTTTGTTGTATACGCCTTGAGAAGATCCTAATTGACGATTTATAGCATTTTGTTGTTCTTTTAAATCTGTCTCTTCTTGCAAGATGGTAACTCTCCTCTGATAGAATTCCACCTCTCTCTCGAGACTTGATAGCTGCGTAACTGAGCTATCTCTCGATAAATCATAGAACTGCTTTACTGCATTTGTGAAGTCGCTTGTTGATTCGGTTGCTTCTTTAGACTTCTTATTGTAATTAGATATAGCAGTGGTAAGATAAGTCAAAGCCGTTAGCCCAACATTTAATGCAAGCACGAATCCTGTTGCGCTTAACTTCATTAAGCCAAATGAATTCCTTAATACATTGCCATCTTTATCGAGCTTGAATATGGCTTCTCTAAATGCGTCTGTTCTGGTAATGGCTGTTCCATTCTCTTTATTGTATTCATCAACTCTCCTGCCAAGATTAGCCATTAATTCAGTTGTGAAACCAATGTTATTACCAATGGCACGCATACCCTGACTAAAACCTTGTGAAAACTGAGTAGCGTCCTGAATACCATCAGACAAGGAGAATACAGCCTGATTGGCGATAGAGAATGATTTACCTGCGTTTACAGCGCCTTGATTCAGGTTCTTAAACGGATCTGCTCCATTCTTACCACCGCCTTTGCGCATCCTATCTATTTGCGCATTTGCGTTTGCCAACTCCGCAGTAAGATCCTCTACCTTCTCCTTATAAGCCGTAACACCTGCTGCACCTTCTTGTATGTTGGTGTCTATCTGGAACTTTACATTATAGACTAACTCAGGCATCTTCGATCCTATTGAATTGAAAGCGAGCCATCATCGCTTTGGTTACTTGTTCTACTGTTGACCCCTGCCAAATTTCCTCTGCACGCAAAGGGTCAAAGTTGGCAAGGATATAGCAGTAGTATTTATACGATCCACCAACTTCCTTGACAATATCACCTGCTGGCAGGTACTTCAGTGAATCAAGCGTCCCAGCACTCCACTCTAAGGTACGAGACGCTTCTCGCAGAAAAAATCCCAAGCCTCCTTTATGGTGGAATACGCAAGATCATCACGCTCCCATGTATCCTTTGGTAAGGACTTGGAAAACTCCATGCAATGTTCAGCCATCTGCTTTAGATATTTAGCACGAAACTCAACGTCCTGTCTCCAAGCGTTAAGTGCTTTAATATCGTCAGCTTTGTACTGCTCAAAATCAACATTATCCTCGAGCTTCTTATGCGTATCTGGATAATGCTCTTTATACCAAGAAAGCAACATTTCACGTTGCTCTTCTTCTACTTGATTCACGTTTAGTGGTGTAGGCTTAACTGTAAAGCTAACACCCATGAATTTACCTTCTATCTTTGTGATTCTGCTTGAATCCATATTACTTGATTAGTATTGATAGGTTTTCAGCATGAACAGATTCTCTGGTTATGCTTATGAAGCACCTATTCTCAATGGGTTCAATCTCAATGGATCTATTAGCCTTTAAAGCGTGTCGCCCAATTTCAGGTACATCATATACCTCCAAAGATAATGATTTTCCTTTAACATCTAACTGTTCAACGACAAGTATTCCACCAGACTTGTGTATAAAGCGTAATTCCATATTCAAGTCAAATGGAAAGTAGAATGTGCCTATATCAAAGCCATCCTTATTGCATGTCATGTTCTTGTGCATACAGATGTCGCACTTGTCGCCATCGCAAGAGGTTCCACCAGTAGACTTGATTAGAAACGCAGATCCATCTGTATAGATTTTTGCTTCACCTTGAAGAATCAGGCCAGTAGAAGAATATCCTGCTATCATCACTTTAGCTTCTTTTGATGATAGATCTGTCAACAACTCCTTGTCAGATTTGGATATAACGCCAGAAAGGGATACTTGATAGTCGTATCCCTCAACCATTTTCTGGCCTGCCTCAATCTCAACGGTTATAGGCTTTTCCTGATAGACTTGCCGAGTCTTACCGTCTTTACTAACAAACTGCTTCCCAGAAGCCTTATCAAGAATAGCCAGCTTTTGTAGCTGGATAGACATTAGGCTTTAACGATAGTAGTTGTTGTTGAGTCGATTTGGCAAGAGATTTCATACTCTTCACGACCATTTTCGAATACTCTGCGTCCCATAACATATACGTTGTCAAGATAGTAGTCATCACCACCATTAACACCGAACATGATTAAGCGTTTTTTGGTAGGTGAAGATGCACCACCAAAGTAGGCAAGGGTGTCCATAGCAGCACCACCAACAGCAACAGCATCTCTTGTTCTGAAAGACATGGTAGATGTATAGCCTTCGTTGATGTTCTGGTTATCTTCGATAGCTACTTGAAGAGCTTCTTCTGTCATTGTGATGCTCTCCGTGATGATACCAACGATATTCGTGTTGTCCGAATACACAGTGTTACCAGCAGCAGTGATCGCAGCTTTTTCAAATATTAAACGTGCCATTTATTGTATCTTTATTTTAGAGTTAAAACTTAAGGTTGTTGATATATATCCATCCAGCTCTATTGTTGGGGTAGCCCCTGTCAGTGTAATGGTGTAAAGGTCAGCGCTAATATCGGCAGGCGATACTGCTGTTGCCCAATCCATGATCTGATCGGTTATCTCCAACACTCTGTTGTAACGTGCTTCCTTGATGGAATGTGAATCGCCCTGCTCTACGAATACGAGTGTATCCCACGCTTGGGATAGGTCTACTGGCTTTTCATCCTCAATCAAGTATTCTGTCGTAGCAGACTGAAGGCGAAATACAACCACTTCACGCTTTACATCTGCACGTCTGATAAGATCGGTAGAATCTCCACTATATTTCAATACCTTCTCTACGGTATCACGAGAATCCGTAGATGAGTAGGTAGAGAAGTTACTCATGAATCCGCTAAGTATTGCGTTTCTATCCAACGATATTTATCCTTCTTGGTTGGTTGAGGTATCTTCCAAGAACGTTATACACCTTCTCATGATTACCCATTTGACGAGAAGAGTTCATGTCTTGAGCTTCTGGAAATATCTTTCTCTTTGGACGACCCTGACCTGTCTGATGCTTGTACATGTATTCAGACGAATTGATCTTACCTTCAGGATCTCTTCCTTCGAAATAGATTTGGGCACCTCTATTCTGACCCTTTTCTCTGATCTTCATTCTGTCTATAGAGCGCTGTCTGTAACGAAGGTTAGGATTCTGATTGCCCACCTGTTCCTGCTTGAATTTAGCATAACTTGGACTTAACGGCTCAAATGGGTTTCCTGATGGATCCTGCTGTCTGAATGTTGCTTCTTGAGCACTCTCAATCTGAATGTCTGCAGCAATTTTAACGACCTTCTCATAGAACTCTGGACGAGAGGTCATTTTTCTTATATCATCAGCAGCATCTTTGATGAAATCAATGTCGGCAAAATCAATAGCCATAAGATGACCTCATTCTAAATCTTGGCACTCTGCGTGGAGTGCTCAGCGATCCAGTTAGGCGTTGGAGGTTGATCTGTAAATAGTTGACGTACTTACGATAATAGTTCCCTGCTTTCATAAATGCCATGCTATCTGCATTGGTGGCATCCTGCTGGAACCATAATTCTAAAAACTTGTATGTGAGTAGATTAACAAGAAGATCCTCATCATCTACAACGTATAAGGCATCCAATAATGCGGTTTCACTCGCATAGGTGCCATCGGTGACGTATCCACCGAGTTTTTCCAAGATGTCTGTCTGTAACTCGCTCTTTGCTTTATCCAATACAAGGGTATCACGAGAAGAGATCCCTACTGTGCTTCCTACAGCGACAACATTCAAATCTCTGAATGTTTCCCCCTCAAAAGCATCTATATCATCCCTTGTCAGAGTCAGACTGCTGAATGGCATCTTTATCTTGGTTTAGTAATCTTGCTGTTTTAACGATCATATAGAATAATGTCACCAAGCCTACAGCCAGTGACACAATCGTGTTGATCTGTGAAAGGCTGATAGACAACACTGTGCCAATCATGCCTACCATTGAATGTGTATCTACGCTTTGTGACATTTTAGCCTCCATATAAAAGAGTGGGAGCCCTCAGATTGAGAGCCCCCTTACTCAGTTAAACTTAGGCTTTCGCAGCTGTACCACGAACGTAACGAACACCGAGGTCTGGGTAGAACAATTTAGTTCCATACAGAACTTCAATAAGAACGTCAGCACCTGATTTTGTTTCTTCTACAGTCAGAGTGTAGTTTACTCTGTTCATAGGTTCGAAACCAGCAGCTCTACGCACACCACCATTACCAGCATCGATAGACTGCATAACAGCAGTTACAAGGCTGATTGCACGTGGATCGTAGAAGAACTCATTGGTTCCAGTAGAAGCCAATGGTACTGCGTTGATTGTATCGTTGTTGGTAACTGCTTTGCGTAATGGCTCAGCGATTGTCAGAACAGTACCACTTTGTGATACTACTGTGTAGAAGTCGTCTGTGCTGTTAGCAGATCCAAAATAGATCACATCGCCAGCAACGAGAGATTGAGCAGCAGCAGATCCAGAACCATTGTCAATTGTAATGGTTTTAGCAGATACAGCAGCGTTAGCAGCGACAACAGCGTCAGTGATAGTAGCAGCAGTGTGGCTTGAGCCAAGGTTGTCAACATAGAAGTCGAAACCGAAGGCTGATCCCATGCTACCTGAAAGCTGGATGTCAGCAGATCCACGTGTGTTGGCTTGATGGAACAAGTTTAGTCCAAGCAAGTCAGCTTCAGCATCTGGGGAAAGAACAGAGATAGCTCCTTCATTCCAGTACTTACGTGCTTTGAGGATTCTGCGTGCTTCACGAAGGTCAGCATCGTCAAGAACAGTTGCATTACCATTGATGTCAGCGAAAGCAGCTTCAAATTTGAGGGCTTCTGCTTTAACATCTTGGTTGATTGCATCAATCAAAGAGTGCAGACGAGGTACGAAGTGTTGTTGCACAAGGTCAGGAAGAGCAAAACGCTGATCTGCTTTGTCGATAGCGAATTGGATGAATTTGTGCTTGTTGATTGTCAGTGTAAGTTCGTCAGCATCAGGAGTTGTGATAGCTGAGTAGTTACCTGTGTAATCAGTTACATCTGATACAGATGTTTTGACTGCACGTGTGATGTTTACTGCTTTGTTACGAGCTGCAACAAGGCCTTCGACATCAGCGCCTGCTACGTTGGTAACAGACTGGGAAACCATAGGACGTGAAGGGAATTGGTTCGCAAGGAACACTTCCACCCATGCTTCTGGTTCGTAGATGGAGAAATTGGAGTTAATTGCCATTGTCTTATCTTGATTTTACGTTATGAGGATGTAGCCACGTGATGTGGCTACAAGTTCTTTGGTTTAAGGTCTATTGACCATAATGGCAATTAGGGTATTGCCGAACCTACTGGTTATTCAGCCCAGCCTACTTCCCTTGCTGTGTTATACATCTTTGCTGCCCTTGCCTGAGCATCGGCACTCTTAGATTGCAGAAGGGAACGAAATTCTGCTCTGCTGGGTTTTGATGATATTTGTCCATCACCTGCTGCGCCACCTGTTCCCTGTATTCTTTGGGACATGTATTTGTTCTCACGAACAAAATCACGCATCACGCTTGACATCGACTTTCTATTACCCTCCTGATCCAGCACTGGCGTGCCATTTCTGGTTGGATAGAATTGTCCATCACGCTCCTCTATCTCATATTCCATGTAGAAGAGGTTTTTGAGGTGTTCTGATTTCAGGGATAGATTCCCTTCAGCTGATAGGGAAGAGATTGCCTGATCCATCGTTGCATCCAACTTTGTCTCATACATGAAAGCAGCGTAATTATCCTCTGCTTCCTGAGCTTTCTTATTGGATTCTTCGAGCATCTTGCGCAACTGTTCCACCTCACTAACATCATCCCTTTTAGGGGATAATTTGCTGGACAATGCCGATAAAACATCATCGAGGCTATCTGCCTCATCAATACCTAAAGAACTCGTAAACTTATTCAGCAGGTCTCTCTCAGCCTTACTTTTACCTTCGTTGTAACCCTTCGAGAAGATTTTGCTGGTGTCTACTTCTACTTGTTGCGTTTGCTGTGGAGTTGCAACGTCCTCCTGTGGAGCATTTTGGGTCTGCTCTAAGACCTGTTCTTGTTCACTCATTAGTTAAGTTACTAATTAAAGTTATCAGGAATCAATACTGCTTTGGCTTTCCTCTTCGATCATATCTAATGATCCACCAAGTGATTCCATAGCTTCTGAGGAAAGAAGTTCTGGCTGTGCTTTCATAGCCAATCTCGTTCTGTCAATGATATTCTGAAGAGCAGATAGATCACTTGGCTTTTTAGGCATTCCGAGTGTTTCAATCTCTTCCATGATTTGATCCTTGATCTCTGATGGGGCGCTACGCTTACGCAAGTATTCGTGAACTTGATACTTGTATAAGCCAAGATTTGTTACACCATATTGTGCACCTTCTACCAGATCATTCCAGATTTCGTCAGCACTGGACAAGTCATAATGCTTGGAGTAGTTGATGAAGAAATCATCAGGGTTTTCTCCACGAATCATGGCCTGCATTTTGAGCTGGTCATTTTCGATCTCTTCCATGTCCATAGCGGTTTGAGCCAGTAATCCCTGTTCTTCTACGTTGTCGAATCGTTTGGCTGAACCACTTACGTTGGACTTGACTACGCTCTTATCTCTCACGCTCGCCAAGAGGAAGATTAAACTCATTAAATCCCTAAATATGACCTCACGTAAATGCTGAAGGCCTTCCATGCTTGCTTGATGGAATAAGGTGCTTGGTACTTCCATGTCATCAGGATAAACAATGCACATACCAACAGCTTCTTTAATGTCATTTGCATTGTATTTACTATCTTGTTCAATGCCTGAAAGTGCTTTTGCAATGCTTTCACTATATACTGGAATAGGGTGTGCAAATAATTCTGATCCTTTCTGTAGGTCGTAGAATAATTCAGATGCAGCCAGATATAGACCTTTGAGGCTGTAACGTCTTGGCTTACCTACGACAAATGATGTGTTAGCGTCAACAGCGCCACGAAGCAAGGTGGCAGGAACTCTACCAAATGGGTTTTCCATATCAGTAATTAGTTCCTTAGCACCTGATCCAGCAACTCCCTCTTGATGGTAGACTTGGATGCGATCAGGAGTAAACACACGCCATTTGGTGTGTTGCTTTCTGTCCAGAGTCCAGTATCGTTGCTTGGTAATGAGCAGGACAAGTTGCCCTTGCTTGAAATCAAAATTGTATAACTCGTGTGGGCGAATCACATAAGAATAAGGAATGACCATGCCATTGGAGTCGAGGATGGTTTGACCTTTATCATCTATCATGACATCTGTAATAACAGCGCCAAAGCCCAGTACCTCCTTAACGAATAGAACCTTATCACGATAGAACTCTGTGATGCCAGCGCCAGCATCATCATAATGAAGCTCCTTGTTGAGCCAGAATGGAATGTAATCATCGCAATAAGTACGATTCACATTATTCTCATCATAGATGCGCTGCTGGGCAGAAAGGAATTTGCTCTCCAATGGGAACAAGCGCATACGTTCCAACTTCTCTTGATACTCATCGTTGGACTCGATAGAGGATTGCTTGATGATATACGACTTATCAGAGAAAATGTTTCGGTCAGGTACTAAAAACTCATCGTATTCACTTTGATACCATGAGTTCATTACCTTACTGCGATTTACTGTGATGTCGTAATAGGCGTGCGATATTTCTTGATCCAATACACGTTTTACCGCTTCTTGGTCAACAGAGAACTTCCCTCTTAGATCAATCATTTTCTTGCTTTTCCTCTTGCTTTACGTGCTTTATCGAGCGCAATGGCTATAGCCTGCTCCCTGTCATAACCCTCTTTGATTAACTGCCGAATATTGGCAGAAATGGTGGTCTGTGAATATCCTGTTTTAAGTGGCACGTCTTACCTTCCCAGCAACAGCCTTAGAGTAGGATGCTCTCTGCTTGCCTTCTTTTGTTGCCTGACGTTTCTTCTTATTCTCTTGGGCTTTCTGATATGGAGTCAAACTTTCCCTTACGCTTTTAGGCAGGTATCTGCCACGTTTTGATTTAGGTTTATTCTTATCCTTTGGATTGATATAATCCCAATCCTCATTTGACCAACTACGAAGCGACTTCTGGGAAGGTTTCAGCATTAGTTTGTGTAACCTCCACCTGCAGCTTTGTACTCTCTTGCAAGAAGTTGAGCTTTGCGAGCTGACCACTGACCTGCTCTACCACCTTTTGTGCCACGTAAGATCTTACGAAACAATCGTTTACGCATTTCAGGCTTGTCGTAATTGCCAGCTTCGTTTACTTTTGATTCGCTCATGGCCTTTTTACTGATCCACCCTTACCAGCCCACAATTCTTTGTTTGCCCAGTAAGCCGCAGACATCTTGCCTTTCCTGATGTTTGCTGCGTGGCGAGCCTTGAATGATGCCCTTGCTTCTGGCGAATAATTATGGCCATATCTACTATCGCCAAAGTGAATGAGTTTAATCTGATCTCCCTCTTTGGCCAGTACCATCATCTTCTTGTTCTTGCGTGGGCTTCTCTTTGGCTTGTTATAGCCATCAAAAGTATAACCAGCGTACTTTATTTTCCCAGATGGTAATCGTATAGGTTTTGCCATAATGGGTAAAAATAAGTACCAACTTCGCCACAAATCAATACTCTTTTAGATACCTCTCTTTTCTGCAATATTGTTTACTGTATCACGTAGAGATTTCACAGATTCAATCATAACATCATCCATTTCCACCTCATCACGATAGCTCTTGAGTAGCACATCAGCTCCCTGCACTAAGCTCTCATCCTTTGTTGGGTACATCATGCGTCCAGAGTGTTCTACCAGAATCTCTTGATCCAGATACACGTTAAATCCAAGTTGACGTGCAAGTTTACAGAAATAGTAATCCTCT